GAAATACTTGATAGATTGCAAGCCACAACAAGAGAACTGATGGGTGGCACACCTATTAATCTTAACTCCCCAGAACAAATGTCGTGGGTAATCTTTAGTCGCAAACCCAAAGATAAAAAAGAGTGGATTAATTATTTTAACTATGATGACAGTAGTGATTACAGACTTGCATCACACAAAGCATGTAAAGATAAGTTTAAAAGTATAGTGATGTCTGTTAGTGATCCTTTGTTTAAAACAAAAGCATCTACTTGTCCTAACTGTGGTGGGTATGGCAGAGTACATAAAAAAAGAAAGGATGGTACACTATATAAGATACCAAATAAATGTAAGGACTGTGATGGTAGGGGTTTCCTACTCACAGAAACAAATGAGATGGCAGGGCTTGGTTTTTTTCCTCCAAGTAAAAAGTGGGTCAGTGCCAATGGCTTTGGTGTAGGTAAGTCAAACCTGGATGCACTTATAGCCACAGCTAAAAACAACAATATGGAGAAAGCAATTGAATTTTTACAAGACGTTAAGAGGCTTAGTGCTATTAGTAGTTATCTTAGTAGCTTTGTGGATGGCATTATCACCAACTGTAAAAGAAGTAGCAAACTACACATCAACCTTACCCAGCATATCACCAGTACAGGTAGATTTTCTGGACGAAATCCCAACATGCAAAACATGCCCAGAGGAGGAACCTTCCCAATAAAACGTGTGTTCATCTCAAGGTGGGAGGGTGGCAAAATAATTGAGGCCGACTTTGCCCAGTTAGAGTTCAGAACGGCTGCGTTCCTAGCACAAGATAAGACAGCTATGCAGGAGATTGATACAGGATTTGATGTACACTCCTACACTGCAAAGGTTATCAGTGATGCAGGGCAACCTACATCTAGACAGGAAGCAAAGGCACACACCTTCGCCCCTCTCTTCGGTGCTACTGGATATGGTAGATCTAAAGCAGAGGCTGCGTACTATAAACAGTTTGTTGATAAGTATAAGGGCATAGCTAGTTGGCATAGCAGACTAGGTAACGAGGCTGTCAATGAAGGTAAGATAACCAACGTCAGTGGCAGACAGTACGCATTCCCTGATGTTATACGCAGAGAGAATGGCACTGTGTCGCACTTCACTATGATTAAGAACTATCCTGTGCAAGGCTTCGCTACAGGAGATGTCGTGCCTGTTGTGTTGATAGAACTTGACCGTCTGTTACGCCCTATGAACTCATGTCTAGTCAACAGTGTTCACGATAGTATGGTAATTGACACACACCCTGACGAAATAGATGATGTGTTAGGTACAATTGATTTGATTAACACTAATCTAAATGATATGATTCAAAAAGAATACAATATAAAAGTAAACGTTCCTTTGTTATTAGAATCAAAAATAGGTGACAACTGGCTTGACACAAAAGACGTTTAATGATATAACTCTAACTCTGAAACTTTTTACATATGAAAGGTAAAAATTATGAACAACGCAGTAGCACTTAAAGTAGACAACATGAACCTAACAGACGCTATGGGTTTCTCAAGCCCAGCAGCGCAGTCACAGTCTAGTCTACGTAGGATTACAGGTACAGTCATACAAGAAGTTATTGATGGCAAGGTAGCTTCTTCACCTGTATTTAAGATTACATCTGATGATGATGTAGTGTACGCCAGAGAAGTAGAAGTCAGACTATTCGCAGAACGCCAGAAGTGGCAGCGTTGGGATAGTGAGAACAAGACCATGCAGAAGTCTGTCATGTCTAACTCACTTAACATTGACCTGAAAGATACACTTGGTACGTTCAATCTTGGTAGACCGTCAGGTTACATCAAGGACTTCCAAGCTCTACCCAAAGATCAACAGGATCAGATACGCAGTGTTAGCCGTGTTAAAGTTATGATGGGTAAAGCTAAACTAGTCGGTGCTTTCTACGAAGGTGGTGAACCTGCTACAGGTTACGATGATGAGTTTGAGTTTGTGATGGACGTTAAGAACAGAGACAGTCTCAAGTTTATTGATGGCGTAGTAGGTAAACTAATGAAGAAGAAGATCTCACCTGCAGAGCACACCATAGCTCTACTTGGTGAAACACGTAGCTTGCCTAACGGCAACCCTTACATGGTAACTAACGCCTCACTTAGTGAGTTCGTTGGCCTAGCTGATGGTGATAATCAAACACTACAAGACTTCCTAGATTATGTAGACTCTAGTAACGAGTACGTTATTGGTAAATGGGAAGAGAAAAATGTAGAAACATTATCCCCATCTGACCAGGATATAGTTACCAACATAGTTGATGTGGAGGACTTTGACCAGTGAACCACCCTGCTGAACTAGCTTTGCATCAGTATCTTAGGAGTGCTATCGAAGGTAAATCTGAGATGTCTCAGGATATCATTGATAAAATCAAGGAAGATATTGGTGCTGCTCTCGACAAACAGTTTAACGCTGTTCAAGAGAAAAAAAAGTTTAGACTTAGGATGTCCAATGTTGGGCGTCCGAAGTGTCAGCTATGGTTCGAGAAGAATGATCCCGATCATCAGGAGCCTCTGCCTACTTCATTCAAAGTCAATATGATATTTGGTGATATGGTAGAGGCTCTACTAAAAGGTTTGCTCAGAGCATCTGGCATACAGTTTGGTGATAACGAAAAGGTGTCAATGCAACTCAACGACAAAGATGAACTGTCAGGTGAGTATGACTTGCTACTGGATGGCAAGATAGATGATGTTAAGTCAGCTAGTACTTGGTCATACGAAAATAAGTTTGTTGACTTCTACACACTAGAGAAGGGTGACTCCTTTGGTTATGTACCACAGCTTGTAGGTTACGCCACAGCAGCTAACAAAAAGGTTGGTGGCTGGTGGGTTGTAAATAAAAACAACGGTAGCTTTAAGTATGTGTCAGCAGCAGAGGTAGACAAGGACAGAGTGCTACAAAAGATAAAGGATGTACACACCTACCTTGATAGCAATGCACCGTTTGAGAGATGCTTTACAGACGAGCCAGAGGTATACAGAGGTAAGGCTAGTGGTAACTATAAGCTACCCAAGTCCTGCACATTCTGTAACCATAAGATAAAGTGCTGGCCTAATCTAAAAAGTTTACCATCAAAGGTATACAGTGGAAAGAAAGAGCCACCCACCGTACATTACACAAAACTAAGAGGTGAATATATATGACTACAATAACAATCAACGACAAAGACTATGCAGCAGAAGATATGTCTGATAAAGAAAAAGAGATAGTACAACTGTTGCAGCAGAACCTAGTATCTGTTAATATGCTAGAGCACTGGCTACAGTGTGTTAAGTTTGTAGGGGAGATGAAGACACGAGAACTAGAGAAGTCTCTAAACGAGGAGACAGAAATGGTTCGTGCTCGTAACGAAAAAGGACACTTTATATCAGATGACCCAGACACCCCAGAAAACGAAGCGTGGGTTGAAAAGCCCAAAGAGAAGAAGGAGTAACTCTAGAAGGTATCGCAGTGGTTTAGAAAGTGATATTGCTGAATACCTAAAAGATAAACAGAACCAAGTCAGGTATGAACGTTTAAAGATAGAGTGGGAAGACTTACGCTACAGAACGTACACGCCTGACTTTATTTTAGACAACGGTATAATAATAGAAACCAAAGGTATCTTTGATACTGAAGACAGACGCAAGCATCTAGCCATACGAGAACAGCATCCAGAGCTAGACATACGGTTTGTCTTCAGCAACAGCAAAGCAAAGTTGTACAAAGGTGCTAAGTCTAGATACTTTGAGTGGTGTGACAAACACGAGTTTAAGTGGGAACATCGTATCATACCCGAAGCGTGGCTAAAAGAAAGAGGCAAGCTTATTAAAGTTAAACTCATACCTTTTAAGGGGGAGAAGAAAGTAACATGACAAAATATGTAGTAGGAAAGGATGAAGTAGCTTTAGTTTTGAAGCCTTGTTCTTTTGATGGTAAAGGTAACTGGACAGGAGAGTTAAACACTGGTCTAGTTGTAGGCGAACTAAGCATGTTAAATCCAGAGGACACTTCATATTTAGTTCACTTAGCTACAATGATGGGTGCATTTTTAGAGCTTGCACAATACGATCAAGATCTATATAATCTAGTAGAAGAAAGAAGAAACGAACTAGTAGGTTACGAAGAAGAAGACCTACCCCTGTACGAAAAAGTAGAAGGTACAGAGGGTAAAGTTTTAAAGCTTACTAGATTTACAAAGACACAAGGAAACGCATAATGAATACAATGATAGATACACTTACTATGAACGGACAAACACTGTTTGATGACTCAGATATAATTAGTTTTGATCCAGTAGATAAACCTGCACATTATAATTTAGATAATGGGGTTGAGTGTATAGATTATATTAAACAAGTTTTAGGTAAAGAAGGTTTTGTTGCATACTGCAGAGGCAACGTTATAAAGTACAACCACAGGGCTATGTACAAAAACGCTACACCTATAGAAGATCTGAAGAAAGCACAACAGTATCTGACTTGGGCTAATGAAACATTAAAGGAAATATACAAGTGAGGGAAAAGAAAAAGTTTAGCGTTACATTTCTACTAGCAGTAGATGAACCATGTAACGTTCTGTCAACTGTAGAGGACGCACATGTGGAAGATGTACACGATCTAATACATAATACGTTTCACGACATAGATGATGTGAACATAGAAAATTTAAATATAAGGGAGAGATTATGATCAACGCTAGTGACATCGAAGCATTTGAATATTACAATGACCTAGAGTCAGGCAACGTGCTGCCTACAGACTATCAAACGTTTATACATAAATCTAGGTACTCCAAGTGGCTACCTAAAGAACTAAGACGTGAGAGTTGGGCAGAGACAGTTGACCGTTACATGAAAAACATTGTCGGTGATAGGCTAGGTAAAAAAGATTATGATGAGATAAGACAAGCTATACTTAACCTAGAAGTTATGCCATCCATGAGAGCCATGATGACTGCAGGTGCAGCAGCAGATAGAGATAATACATGTATCTACAACTGTAGCTATTTACCTGTAGATGACCCTAAGTCTTTTGATGAAGCTATGTTTATTCTACTGTGTGGTACAGGCGTTGGCTTCAGTGTTGAGAGACAGTACATAAACAAGTTAGCTGAAGTACCTGATCTGTACGATAGTGAGACTACGATTGTAGTACAAGATAGTAAAGAAGGATGGGCTAAGTCTTTCAGACAGCTACTGGCTTTACTGTGGGCTGGTGAGATACCCAAGTGGAACATGTCTAAGATTAGACCAGCAGGTGCTAGACTAGAAACGTTTGGTGGTAGAGCATCAGGCCCAGCGCCATTGGTTGATCTGTTTAACTTTACTGTACAGACATTTAAAAACGCACAAGGGCGTAAACTAAACGCACTAGAGTGTCACGATATCATGTGCTTTGTAGGCCAGATAGTAGTTTCTGGTGGCGTTAGACGCAGTGCTATGATATCATTGTCAAACTTGAGTGATGACCGTATGCGTCACGCTAAGTCAGGACAGTGGTGGGAAAACGCAGGGCATCGTGCTCTAGCAAACAACTCTGTATCTTACACAGAGAAGCCCGACATGGACTCCTTCTTGCGTGAGTGGACATCACTTGTAGAAAGTAAATCTGGTGAAAGGGGAATATTTAACCGTGAAGCATCTAAGAAACAAGCTGCAAAGTATGACAGGCGTGATCCTGATTTTGAGTTTGGAACTAATCCATGTAGTGAGATTATACTCAGACCGTATCAGTTCTGTAATCTTACGGAAGTTGTGGTACGAGCCACAGATAAGATTGAAGACTTGGAAAGAAAAGTCAGATGTGCCGCAATACTTGGGACGATCCAAAGCACGTACACTAAGTTCCCATATCTGCGAAAGGTGTGGCAGCGAAATACCGAAGAAGAACGATTGTTGGGT